CCTAAAAAGAAAAAGTAATGGCAGCAAAGAAGGACCCACGACTGGAACGGGCTGGGGTGTCTGGGTTTAACCAACCAAAGGCAACTCCTAAGCATCCAACTAAATCTCATGTTGTTGTAGCCAAAGTTGGTAGCGAAGTGAAACTAATCCGTTTCGGTCAACAGGGTGTGTCTGGTTCCCCTGACGGGTCTGCTCGTAATAAAGCGTTCAAAGACCGTCATGCTTCTAACATTGCTAAAGGAAAAATGTCTGCTGCGTATTGGGCTGACAAAGTTAAGTGGTAGAATAAAACCTACATGGGAACAAAACGAATTGTTCCAGTACAAGACAAAGTTAAGTTCTTTGCTCTCATTTCCGCTGGACGAAACATCAAAGACGCTTGCGCTGAGGCGGGTATCCACTACAACACAGGTAGTAGATGGGTTAAGAAGGCTAAAGAACTAGAAGCAGGACATAAGTCTGCTGTGCATAAAGCCGCTACTGGCGCTGGTTCTGGTGGTCGCCAAGAACTACAACACATGAACTTCATGGATGCCATTGATATGCCATCCGCTATCCCCCATGACATGCTTTCCGAGGAAGCGTTACGAGGGTTGGAAGATTTTGATTACTTTCGTCGCCGCTATCTAGGACGAGTGCCAAGTCCGTGGCAGGTTGAAGCCGCTGTAACTCTTGTAAAACTGTTGGAGTCCGAAGAAAAAGAATTTGTAGTAATTAATGTCCCACCAGGGGCAGGCAAGTCCACTTTGTTTCATGATGTGGCTGTGTGGGCGATAGTACGCAACCGACGGGTACGAGTCATGATTGGTTCCGTGTCTCAGAACATGGCTAAAATGTATTCCCGCCGTATCCGTGAAACTCTAGAACGAGTATCACCAATTCTCCCAGACCCAGGCATGGTTCAAAAGGGATTAGCAATAGATGCAGAAGGATGTTTAACAATTGACTACGGAAGATTCAAACCAGTGGACAAAGGAGCACTTTGGCGAGCCGACGAGTTCGTCGTGGAGCAACTTGACGGAAATGGTTTGGACAACAAAGAGCCAACTGTCCGTGCATACGGAATTGAAGCAGAGTTCATTGGGCACCGAGCCGACCTATGCCTCTTTGACGATGTTGCCTCACCTGACAATGCGAGAGAAAGCGTGGCTAGGGACAAACTTCTGGAAAGATGGGACGGAGTGGCAGAAGCCCGTTGCGACCCAGGCGGGTTGCTGGCTGTTGTCGGGCAAAGACTCGGTTCGGGGGACCTTTACGCTCATTGTCTCGCCAAAGAAACATACGACATTGAAGAAGATATCAATTACGATGGGTCAGATGTCCATACCCCTGAAGATGTATCTGAAGGTGTACCAGTACGGCAAAAAAAGTACCGACATATTGTCTATCAAGCGTATTATGAAGACCTTGACACGGGTAAAGAATCTCGTTCTTTCAAATCTTTACCGTATCCAGACGGACCGCTACTAGACCCCAAGCGTCTCCCATGGAAAGACCTATCTTTCATCAGATACAACAAACCAGATGTATTCAAAGTTGTATACCAACAAGAAGACCTGGACTTGGACTCTAAACTGGTACAACGCACCTGGATAACAGGCGGCATAGGGCTAGATGGGGTGGACTACCCAGGTTGTGTAGATGGTGACCGCCAACCAGGGTATATCCCTGAAGGTTTAGCCCACCCGTGGGTATCTATCGTGGCTGTAGACCCCTCACCCACTATGTTTTGGGCGTTCGTGTGGATTATTTACCAGCCAAATACAAACCTCTACCATGTTGTAGACATTGAACGAGTCAAACTATCCGCTGAAGAAGTCCTCGGTTATGACACCATGACAGGTGAATACTCAGGGCTGATGGACAGGATGCAGGAACGCTCATACCAAATGGGCTACCCCATCTCACACTGGGTGGTTGAAATCAACGCAGCCCAGCGTTTCCTTCTGGCTCACGACTTTGTACGCAAATGGCAAGCCCTACACCGAGTCAATGTGATACCACACACCACAAGCCGAAACAAACTAGACGAATCCCTAGGTGTTGAAGCACTACTGCCAGCAGTTATCAGGTCAGGCGCACTACGCCTACCGTCTATGAAGGGCAACTGGAAGACCCTTGCCGCTACAGACGAGTTAACTAAATGGTCACGAGACAAGAAACATGGCACCGACATTGTTATGGCGTTATGGATGGCTCTACTTAACCTTCCGAACCTCACCGAATCCAAACCACCACCCCGCCAATGGCGACCATCCTGGCTTAAGTAAGGCTAATATGTTATCGTTGCATTGTTTGAGTCACACTAAAGGTCACGCATGAAATCAGTTGAAGAAATAGTTGACCTATACCGCCAGCGTGTTACTGCCCAAGGTCCTGTTCTCAGCCAAATGCGTCAGGTACGCCAACTCGCAAACGGTGATGTGGTTGTCCCATTAAACGAATTAGACCGCAACACTAAATCTTCCGTTGCAAACCTACTGGTACAAGGTCTTGACCAGATGTCTATGCGTGTATCAAGCACCATGCCAGTGCCTTACTTCCCTGCTTTGCGTGAAGGTTCAGACCGTTCAATGCAGTTAGCCCGTGACCGCAAGCGTGCAATGCTTTCCATCTGGGACCAGAACCGCATGAACATGAAGATGCGTCGCCGTGCCCGCCACCTTCTTGCATACAGCAACTCACCTATCTATATCAAACCTAACTTTGATAAGCGAATCCCAGAGTGGCAGTTACGCAACCCACTAGATACCTTCCCTGCACCAGTCGCAGACATTGACAACCCAGTCCCAGAGAATGTTATTTTCTCTTATAGCCGTACATACGCATGGCTAATACAAAACTTTGGTCCGATGGTTAATGGCACACTGCGTGTAGGGCAACCACAACCAGATGACATGTTCACTGTATTGGAATATGTATGTGCAAATGAAGTAGTTACCCTTGTTATGGGCTACGAAAAAGAGCGTGACCCTATCAGCGGTAGTGCGTACTTTGGTTCCCCATCGGTAGAACTATCCCGTGTCAGCAACCGCACAGGGATGCCACTCGTTATTGTTCCTCAACGCATCACTCTTGACAAACCACACGGACAATTTGATGGTCTACTTGGTATGTACTACACCCGTGCAAGATTGCAAGCCCTCACTGAAATCGCTATTGAGCGTGGCATCTTCCCAGATGAATACCTTGTAGCACGACCAGGAGAAAACCCAGAGATTATCCAAATCGCTGACGGTAAAACAGGGCAACTTGGTGTGGTCAAGGGTGGAGATATCCAGATACAACAGTCCAATCCTGGGTACAAAACAGACACAGCACTAGACCGTTTAGAGCGTCAAGAGCGTCTTGAAGGTGCAATCCCAGCAGAGTTCGGTGGAGAATCAGGAACCAACATCCGTACAGGTCGCCGTGGTGACAGTGTATTAGCAGCAACCGTAGACTTCCGAGTACAAGAGGCACAAGAAATCTTTGCATCATCCATGATTGAAGAAGACAAGATAGCAATTGCTATTGAAAAAGCCTATTGGGGTGCCAACGCTAAGTCATTCTTCATGCCAGGTATGGGTGGTGGAATCAAAGATTACACACCGAACAAACTATGGGAAACAGACTTCCATTATGTTGCCTACTCCGCCGCTGGTTCAGATGTAAACAACCTTATCGTTGGTCTTGGTCAGCGTCTTGGTACAGGACTTATGTCTAAAGAATCAGCCCGTGAAGCAGACCCTCTCATCTCAGACCCAGAACTAGAAAAGGACCGTCTCGTTGCTGAAGGTATTGAAGCAGCATTGTTGTCTTCTATCCAGACACAAGCAGCAGACCCTAACGGTCCATACCAACCAGACGACCTTGCATACATTGCTACACAGGTACAGTCAAACAAGATGAGCCTTTCACAAGCAATCATGGCTGCACAAAAACGAGCACAAGAACGACAGGCTGCCCAAGCACCAGTTGGTGCACCAGAAACAATGCCAGGTTTATCAGCACCAGGCATGGGTATGGAACAACAGCCGATGGGTCCACCACCTGAAGGTATGGACGCTATGCTTGCACAACTCGGTGGAGGTGCAGCATCAGCAGCACAACCATCCAGCCCTGGCGGTGTCTTAAGTCTCGCTAATAGTTTAGGAGGGTAATTAACTATGGCAAAAGAATATCCAAACAGGTCAGACCTGCGTAACCCAGCAAAAAAAATTGCTAAGACCGCAGCAAAAGGACAACCATATGGACAAGCGGGTGCACAACTTGCATCACAAGCAGCAGTGCCTATGGCTCCATCACCATCAGCAGTAATGCCAACAGCACCTCAAGCACCAGCGGTACAACCTGGTGGGCTTGGTGCGTTCAGCCGTCCAACAGAACGACCTAATGAACCTGTAACTGCGGGTGCATCATTCGGTCCAGGTCCTACACCTGGCAGAGAGTTCATTGTCCCTGTTGCTGCCGACGCTGTGTTGAATGAACTGCGTGGTTTATACCAGGCTTTCCCATCTGATGACCTCGCAGACATGCTTGATTCGTATGTGCGAGAGGGATACTAAACATGGCATTGTCGCCTTTTGACCCAGTTTACGAAGAACAATTAGTAGCCAACGCAGTATTCAACAAAGACCAAGTATCACAAACTGCTACATCTGCTGACCCTGTAGTTGCTAAACGCATTGCTGAGATATATAAGAAGTCTCCGTATATACCAGCAAACATTATTCTTGCTATGGCTAAACAAGGGACATCTGACGCTGCCATTTCTGCTATCACTCCTGCTGCTGCGAAACAATCTTTAACTACGAACGACCCGAATAAAAAGAAAAACAAATCTTGGTTTCAGTCCAATGTTATGGACAACTTTAAAACAGTTTCACGCTGGTCATTTGCTGCGTTACAGGCGGTACCTGATGTGGCACAGAACCTTGCTGCCGAAGCGTTCTCTCCTAACGACCCTGCGGGCATGGATGGATTCTTTAGGTCCACACAGTTAGGCACAATGCTTGCTGCATCTCAAGGTGCGACAATGGATGTCACGAATCCAGATGGCACCATTACTAAGAAACCAATTGACAATGGCAATGGTTTTCTTATTGGTGAAGACGCAATGAAGAACCAGGCTCAAAAAGCCCGTGAGTTTCGTGGCACAATTAACGGTCATGCTTGGACTGTTGGTCGTGGCGCTGCACAAATGGCATTTAAACCAGGTTCTAAACCATACAGTTTACTATCTGGTTTTGTTGATGCAGCATTTAACATTGGTACAGACCCAACAACATATGCTGGTCCTTTACTTAAGGCAGCAAAAACAAAGAAGGCTCTCATCCCTGCTCTTGCTGGCGAAGAAGCATTGTCGGCAGCGAGTAAGTTGGCTTATCAAGGTGCGGCTGGTTTAACAAAAGCAGAGACCGCAGCATTTGATGGGTCTAAGTTTGGTCAATTCATCACTCAAGACCCACGAGCCGTTCGCCTTACGGAGCGTCTTGCTGCTATTGGTGCTGATACAACAAAGGATGTTTACCTTAAAACATTAAATATTCTTACAGAATTTGGTGACAACATCAGCCCTGAGATTGCACAAAAATTTGCGCAGGCTGACAGTGTTGACAAAGTTAAAGGTTTGCTTGGTGAAGCATCAGCACGGTTAAAAATTAACCCTGAAGACTTGATGCTTCCAAAAGATATTCGTGACTTCAGTCTTGCTAAGGCTACCGCTGGTGACATTGCTAAAAAATTAGGGGCAACTGACGAACTTGGTTCTGTTATTGACGACATCACAGAACGAGTACCGTTGTACCGCAGTATCCGCAACAGCAGATGGTTTACTTCAATCCCCAAATCAACAGTAGTTGTTGGTGGTACAGGCATTGACCGTTCCACATCAATCCGCACATACTCTAATTATTTGATTGGTGCTGGTATAAAACAAAACACTGAACAATACAACAATGTTATGAATCAAGTTGTTAAGGCGTACTCACAAACAAACCCATCTCTTGCCCGTGACCAGGTGCATGATGCTTTTAGTTTGGCGTTTGACACAGTGTTTAAATCTGCTGGGGGTAGAAGCGAAGATGCAAAAACTGTTCTTGCAAAAATAATTGAAGAATCAAAAGCAGAATTAACTAAAGCCCGTACATACACCATTGACGAAGCAGGTGTTGTTACTGACGGGGGTGCTTTCCAAATGATGCGTAAGGACATTCCAGATAGCGTTCTTGGAGAGTTCAATGCTGACCAGTGGGACAATTTGGTATTTCAAGGTCCAGGTGCCTTGCAAGAATTAGCAGATGAAATGTTTGTATTGCCTAACTTCCGTCAGGTTCGTCGTCTTGCTGGTTCAATGAAGTTTGCTACAGCGAACAAGGCTGGCGACCAGCGTGGACTTTTAACTCTTGCAGAGTTTATTCAGAACGACATTTGGAAACCGTTGTCTCTCGCAACTGGTGGGTATCTAATGCGTAACATGGCTGATGCTCAAGTGCGTATAGCCATGACAGGTCTTGACGGTTTCTTTAACCACCCTCGTGACTACATCATGTGGTCTATCAAGCGTGGCAAAGGGTTTGCTGATGTACTTGGTAAAGACTTTGAAATTAACGCAGATGACTGGCTACAAGAACAAAAAGAATTTGCTGATGCAATGACCTTTGGTATCCACCAACACATTAAAGACCCAATTGCAGCCCAAGAAAGAAACCTTCTGAATGGTAACTGGTCGGCAATAAGTCGCTCTGCTGACGCAACAGCACACACAACTGGTTATGTAGACAACCTTCGTTTGATTCATACTGACCCTATCAATGGTAAAATTTCTACACTGATTGCTTCTGGAGAAACCGAAGCGGATTCTTTATTAGCAATAACTGACTGGCTTAAGTCTCCAAGTGCAGCCAAAGAACGCAAGAAACTTGTTGAATACTTTAGTCAAGGTATAAAAGTAGTTGACCCCAAAACTGGCGATTATGGATATGTAAGGTTCCCTGCTGAATCTATTACTGATGAAACTATGGCTGCATGGGTACAGAAACTTTCATCAACAAAAATAAATACTGTTGTCCGTGGAGATAATGAACTCCGTATTGTTGCAGCGCACAACAGGGTGCCTTTAACGATGGCGGATGTTGATGGAACTTTTACTGCTATCCGTCCCGAACAAATGGATATTCGTGATATTTCTAAAAATAACTTCTTATTGGGTGAAGGAGAAATTGGTTCTATTATTAAACTTGAAGGTGGTTCTAGGGAAGGCGTGGTCCTTGCAAAGAAAGGTACCGCACTTACCGTTCAGGAAGTACATCCTGGTTCGGCGTTCCTTGATAGCGGTTTAGGTTCTTCCCGTCTTCGTACTTTGATTGACCAAAAAGGTGTTGAAGGAAAACTTGCTGAGGTTGTTAAACGAGCAGAGCGTGGAACTGCACAAGGTGCAGACCCACTTGCTAAAAAAGCAATTGATGTTAAGAACCATTTCACAGATAAAATCTTTAAAGACCTGTTCGGTACTGTCACCCAAAAACTTGAACGCTCTCCAGTGTTCCGCCAGTTCTACTATCGTGAAGTAGCAAGCAGTGCCGAACTACTTGCACCCGCAGAAGCACAAAAACTTCTTGACCGCATTGGTGAGATGGTTTCCGAACTTGGTATCAAAGCAGACAACTATGTTGGCGATAAAGAAACCATTAAGAAACTTAAAGAAATAGCAGCATCGTCTTCTGACGCAACTGGCACACTTGAAGAACTAGACAACTACGCCAAGGCTGTAGCACTTAAGTCAACAAAAGAAACATTGTTTAACGCAACTGAGCGCAACAACCTTCAAGATGTTTTACGCATTGTTGTTCCATTCGGTACAGCATGGACAGAAGTTCTTGGTTCATACGCCCGTATCGCCATTGAAGACCCAACTCGCATCCGTCGTGCACAACTCATGTTTGAAGGTGGGCGCAAAGCAGACATGGGAATTGTCGGCGGTCAAGAAGGACAAGGGTTCTTTTACCAAGACGCAACTACTGGAAAATACAGTTTCAACTTCCCAGGTTCAGGTTCGCTCACGCAACTTCTTACAGGAGTTAACGCCCCATTACAGGCACCAGTCAAAGGCTTATCTCTTGGATTCAACTTCAACCCTGGTATCGGTCCAGTGTTGCAAGCAGCAGCATCAGAAATTATTCCAGACACACCAAAGACCGACTGGATAGTCAGCATGCTTCTTCCTTACGGCAGAACCCAAGGTGTCCCTCTTGCACCTAAGTGGATTTCCCAGTTAGAACAAGTTGCTCGTGGTGACACCATGAATCTTGAAACCATCTATGGTAATACATATATGGAAACAATTCGTGTGTTGGCAACCACTGGCGAATATGACCTAACAGACGAAGCAGAAAAAACCAGAATGTTTGCTGATGCCCGTAACAAAGCCCGCATTATTGCAGGTCTGCGTACACTCGGACAGTTCGTTGGACCTACCAGCCCATCAGCAGAGTTCAGTGTCAGCACAAAAGTTGGCGATGTTTACGCAACCCAACTTGTTAAAGAGTTCCAAAAATTGCAGTCAGAGAACTACGACACATCCGTTAAAAGGTTCCTTGAAATCTACGGTAACGACGCAATGCTTTACCTGTCTAACAAAACCGAATCCGTATCTGGAGGCTTGGAAGCATCTGAAGAGTTCGGTGACTGGGAACGCCGAAACGGTGGAATCATGAAATCATATCCAGATGTCGCTGGGTTTATGGCTGAAGGTGGCGACGACTTCTCGTTTGAAGTATGGGCACGGCAACTCAAAAAAGGTCAACGCCGCAGATTGACCGACAAGGAAATGGTGGCTGCTGCTCAATACAAAGCCGCTTCTGCCCAGTTCCGTGAACTACGCAAACAACTTCCACCTAACCCGTCCTCTGAGCAATCCGCTTGGTTGCGGTCTTGGCGTATCCAACTTAACAAGGAATACCCTGGTTTCCCTGCTGTGGCACAGTTCAACCCTGGTGAGTTCCCAGGCAAGATTGCCCAATTGAAAGAAATGTTGACTAACAAATCGTTGGATGATAACGATGTTGCTACCGCAACAAAGACTTATCTTAAGTATCGTGATGAGGCTGTAGCGCAGTATGTCAGTGTGGGTGGTGCTGAAGGTGGGTTCAACTCATCCAACGCTGCTGCCCCTCTTCGTGAGTGGGTTGCACAGTGGGGTCGTACCCTCGCCGTAGAAACCCCAGAGTTCGCTAGAATCTATGACAGACTTCTTTCTTACGAGGTAGAGCAATAATATGGCAGAAGAAATAACAGACCCAAATAGCACACGACCAGCAGTGGTCGCCCCTGCTATAACTATGGGCGGTGGTGGTAATGCTTTGTTACCAACGCAAAAACTTGCACCCCGTAAAGCAACCAGCGTTGCCCCAGACTTCACCGTGTCGCAAACGGACTACACCGCAGAAGGATACATAGGTCAAGGTCTTGTAAACAAAACTGGAGTTATTGCTCGTGGACAATACGGCAATGAAGCCTACGCCCAACTTGCCCAATTTAAATCTGTAACAGAACGCAAGAACTTTCTTGACCGTCTGTATCAGGTTGGTTTGTACGGGGGCTCTAAGCCTTCTCCTTCTGGTTTTGCTTCTAGAGATTTGTCTGCCATGCAAGATGCTCTTGACTGGGCTAACTGGCGTGGATACACAATTGATGTTGCAGCAACCATCATGGCTAAAGAGTTACCGACTGTTGCTAATGGCGGTAATCGTATTCGTACTACCGCTAAAGAAGATTTACGGGCTGTGTTTAAAAATGCTGCGGGTACTGTGCTTGGTCGTCAGTTGTCTGATTCCGAAGTTGAAAAGTTTATCAAGTCTTACAACCAGAAAGAAATGGTTGAGGGTGGTGGCGGCGCTAGTGCACCTACTGCTTCTGTTGCCGCTGAAGAGGCTGTGATGGGTGCTGCACCTGAAGAGGCTCAAGCAATGGGCGCATTAAGTCTTACAAACATTTTTGACAGCGTAATTAAAGGACTTGGCTAATGGCTGAAATAACAACAAAAGAAGAATTTCGTGACAGAATGTCTACTCTTTACAGGCGCATCAATGAAGAGCAAAC